TATTAATTAAAACTTTTGCAAACTTTCTTGTTATAATGTAAGCACCAACAGAAAAATCATCCCAAGTTCTTCTTCTCAATCGCACATCACCAGAATTTTCACTTGCACACATCAATTGAATAGAATCCCAATTTTTTGGTAGATTTTCAATAAATTCAGTCCAAGTAAAATTCCAATATTGAACAGTTTCCAAACTTAGATCATCTTCACAAAAGAAACCATAAGGTTCATCAGTATTATTATACCAATAATTTATCATTCTAAGGTGTGAGGTTATTGCTCCCTTTGTCCCATCATCAAGATAATAAGTTTTTAATCCTTCTATTACATCATTTGTATTTTCAAATCTTTCAGATAAAAGAAATTGAAATGATTCAATACCATTATCTAAAAATTGTTTTTTTATGTTTTCTTGTCGTTCTTTGCTTTCTTTTAGACTTGCACAATAAATGTTTGGAAATTTATTAATTGGCATTTTCGAGATACCATTCATAAGTTTTTTCAATACCTTCACGGAGACCAATTTTAGGTTCCCAACCAAGAGATTTAATTTTATCCACGTTTAGAACTTTTCTTGGAGTTCCATTTGGTTTTGTTGTATCCCAATTAATATGACGTTTATAACCAACAACATCGGCAATTGTTTCTGCCAGTTGCTTAATTGTCACATCCTCACCAGTTCCAACATTGATATGTCCTTCTTCATCATATTTTTGCATACAAATATAGCAAGCTTCAGCAAGGTCATCAACATGAAGAAATTCCCGCATTGCAGAACCATCTCCCCACAGTTTGACTTCCCAGTATTCACTACGTCTAAGAGCATTATCAAACTTAGCAATCATCGCAGGAAGAACATGTGATGTTTTCAAATCAAAATTGTCATTAAGACCATAAAGATTTGTGGGCATCAAAGAGATAGCATTAAATCCGTACTGCTGACGATATGCCTGACACATTTTAATTCCAGCAATCTTTGCAATTGCATAAGCATCATTAGTAGGTTCTAAACTACCAGTCATTAACTGGTCTTCTCTAATTGGTTGAGTTGCAAACTTAGGATAAATGCAGGAAGATCCAAGAAACAAAAGTTTTTTAACTCCAAAATTATAAGACTGTTGAATAATATTTGTTTGAATCTGTAAGTTTTCAGTTAAAAAATCTGCCTTATAATTATTGTTTGCCATAATGCCACCAACTTTGGCAGCAGCAACAAAAACATATTCTGGTTCTTCAGAACAAAAATATCTTTCTGTTTCTTCTTGGTTTGTAAAATCAACATCATCACGAGTTCCCTTTACAATATTTTTATATCCTTTACTTTCAAGATTTCTTACAATTGCTGACCCAACCATTCCGTTGGCACCAGCAACCAAGATTCTACCATCACTGTCCATGAATACACATATCCTCAACTAATTGTTCGAATGAAATCTTAGGTTCCCAACCCATTTTTTCCTTTGCCTTAGAGGCATCACCTAATAAAGTCTCTACTTCAGTCGGTCTAAAATATTTAGGATTCACACGAATAACTGGTTTTCTGCTAAATTTTTCAACTCCAACTTCTTCAAGTCCTTCACCTTCCCATTCAATATGAAGACCAAAGTAAGGTCCAGCAGCATTTACAAATTCTTTCACTGAATACTGCTTTCCAGTCGCAATTACAAAGTCTTCTGGTTCATCTTGTTGAAGCATTAACCACATTGCTTCCACAAAGTCCTTAGCATGTCCCCAATCCCGTTTAGCATTAAGATTACCAAGATATAAACAATCCTGCATACCAACAGAAATACGAGAAAATGCCTGAGTAATCTTACGAGTTACAAAGGTCTCACCTCTTCTTGGAGATTCGTGATTGAAAAGAATACCAGTACAAGCATACATTCCATATGCCTCACGATAGTTCTTTGTAATCCAATACCCATAAACCTTAGCACATCCATAGGGACTGCGTGGATAAAATGGTGTGGTTTCTTTCTGTGGAACTTCTTGAACTAGACCAAACATCTCTGATGTAGATGCTTGATAGATACGAACCTTATCTTCCATTCCAAGCAAACGGACTGCTTCTAGAACACGAAGAGTTCCAAGAGCATCTGTTTGTCCTGTATATTCAGGCATATCAAAAGAAACTTTCACATGACTTTGAGCACCAAGATTATAAATCTCATCAGGTTGAACTAACTGAATAACTCTAACAAGATTTGTTGAATCCGTTAGATCTCCATAGTGCAACTTTAATTTATTATAAATGTGATCAATACGATGGGTATTAATGAGTGAACAACGACGAATAATACCATGAACTTCATATCCTTTTTCTAGGAGTAGTTCAGCAAGATAAGATCCATCTTGTCCAGTAATACCAGTAATTAAAGCAACTTTCATATAATAAAATATTTTGTATCATTATACTTCATTTACAGAGTATTTGCAAACCCATTTTAAAATTTATCATATTACTAAATTTTAAAGATTTTAATTTATCAGTATTCAAAGTCATATTTTTAAGTTGAATATAATCTTGCTCTTTAGGAAATGGAATAGTAATTAAATTACTATGACTTTGAAGAATTTCTTTGGCACTTTGTATAATATGTTTAAAAGTCATAGAAGTGCCGGAAGCAATATTATAAACTTCATTTACACCTCCCCTTTCAAGAATTAATCTAATCGCTCTACAAATATCTTCGACAAACATATAATCTTTTAAAAATTTACCACCACCATAAAGTTCAATATCTTTATTTTCTTTTAGAAGTCCAATCATATACCCAAGAACATTTTTTCCGGGAGAGATAGTCTTATCTAATCCATATACATTTCCAATTCTTAGGATTCTATATTTGATTCCAAAAGTTTCACAAAAAGAAATGAGTAATTGTTCGGCACATCTTTTGGTAATTGAATAGAACCCAGTAGGATTGCAACAATCAGTTTCTCTAGCGTCTATGATATCATTACCATAAACAAATCCAGAACTGATAAAGTTAAAAGTCACATCTCTACCTTTACACTTTTCTAAAACATCAACAAAGAAACTTAAATTAGTATCAATATCAACATGCAAATCACGGAAAACACTTTGATTTGTTGTCGTACTAATAAAGTATAAGACTTCGTTTGTTTCAAATTCTTTGGATTCTCTTGGAACTAAAATTACATCTTCCGAGTACAATCTGTGAAATGTTCCACCTATAAACCCAGTTCCGCCAAATACTGATATTTTATTCATACTTATCACACTCAGAAAAAAGAGTTCCTTTCAAATCTTTTTCAGACATAATTGGATTATCGGTGTCCCAATCAATATCCAGATCGCTCCACAATAGACTTCTTTCATGCTCCTTGTACTGATAGTCTGTGACCTTATAAACCACCTCTGCCCGATCCGAAATGATTCTAAATCCGTGTGCGAATCCTGGAGGCACCCAAAGTTGTTTTGATCCGGGAAAGAGATTGACGCCGATCCACCTACCAAAAGTAGGAGAACTTTTACGGAGGTCAACAATTACATCATAAATCTCTCCAGAAATACACCTTACAATTTTACCTTGTGGATGTTCAATTTGATAATGAAGACCTCTAATTACATTCTTTACAGAAACTGAATGACAGTCTTGTACGAACTCATATGGTCCGATAATTTTTTGTACTTCACGAAGATTGAAAGACTCTGTAAAAGAACCTCTATTATCCTCAAAAACATTCGTAGTGAGAATATATGCGTCTTTAAGTTCAGTTCCGATTGCGTTCATAGTTAACCATTTTTAATTGAATATTTATTCAAAAGTTCTGGAGAGTATTGCTGTATCATTGTCTCTCCACCTTTCTCCTCTCTCTTTTGTTTCTCAAACAAATAAACTCTATTTCTAATTTCTGTAGAAGAATATTGATGCCTTCTTAAATGATAATGTATTTCTACTCCATGATCAATACAATATTGCTTTCCAGTTACATCAACGTCCTCATATTCTTCACTCAAAAACCGAATATGAAATGTCTGCGTCTGAATCAGGTTAAGTAAGTCTGCCTCAGTTTCATAGACAAGAATCTCGTCAACGTACTTACATCCTTGAAGTTGTACATATCTCTCATATACGGATTGAACGGGTTTATTTTTAATTCCGGGTCGGTCTATCGTTGGATCAACTTGAAGAGCAACCTTTAAATAATCACAAAGTTCCTTTTCCATCTTAAGCATCGTTACGTGCCCAGCGTGGAATAAATCAAAGGAACTACAATTAAATCCTATCTTCATAGTTTTTTCTTTTATTATAGCAAAAAAGGAGAGTTTATGCAACTCTCCTTTAATATATGTAAGAATAGGGTCGTATTAAATACTGACTCCACCAGTACTTTTAAAGTCTCTCCGTGACTATGGGAATACTGGGAGTTGAACCCAGACCAACCCGTTATAAGCAGGCCGCTCTGACCATTAAGCTATACTCCCAAAAATTCAACAACCATCTTCGTGATCCGTATGTATTCGAATCAGGTCGTCGTGTTCTTCTAAACCATCCACTATGTACTCATAATCCTTTGCTGGCATTATAACTACTTCATTTCCTTCATCGGTGACTATAAAAGATTCTCCATTTTCTACTCTTTCTAGTAGATTATCAAAGTCTGATTGAAATTCTTCTACCGTAAACTTTTTCATTTGCTTCATTAATATAAGATTATAATATCAGTTATTGGAAGATCTGTCAAGACTTTTTATTTTGAAATATCATTTACAATTATTATAACACCATGAGTGCAAAACCACAATAAAAAAGTTTCAATACAAGCAATAATAATAGATGCTATTTTATTGTGTCTATCATGCGTTGAACTTTTTTTATTCATCTACTATCACCAATATTTTTACAAATTTACATGACAACTATCATAAAATTTATATCTTGAAGGTTTTTTTACTTTCATTGTATTTTCAAATACATTTATATTAGCATATTCAAATGGACCATTGTATTTTTTTATATTTTTTTCTTTATTTTTAATAATTTCTAAATTAGTTAAATCTTCATTAAAAAAATTTTCTTCTGTACCACCAACTTCATAATCCCAAACATTATAAAGTAAAGTTGTTCTAATTTGTTTTGTTCTATCAATCCCGTGAAGATATTTTGGATCAAATATGAGAAATTTACCTTCACCAGGATATGAATAAATTATTTCTGTTGGTAAATC